CTTTGTCATTCCCGGCATGATTGCCTCGACTATGTACTCAATGGATTTACTATTGCCATTTTCGACATATTCCAAGACACCGGGCCGGGTGACGGCGAAGCATCTGTATATCCGTTCCCTGTTTTCCTTGTGGCTTTCGTCCATTTCAAACGTCAAGATGATATTCCGCTGCCTGGCCGTCGCGCCCTGAAAAGTCGCTCCGTCGGTCGATGTGTTGTCACTCGTCACGACGTTGCCCTCAATGCCATATACCCCCTCCAAGTCCAAAAGGTGAAAAGGGCTAAAGTCATTCCAGGTAAAGGTCATGCTTATGTTTTTTTCATTCGTGCATATGACTTTCGGCGGCATGCTCAGCCTCCCTGCGTTGCCACGACCATGCGGCGCGTCTGCATCTTGGTAATCCTTGCCACTTCATAAGCGCTCAGGGGTTTGGGGCTTGTCACGTTGATGGTCTGGTTATATTCGGCCCCCTTGCCGCCGAAAGCATCTTCGGGCAGTCGGTTGACAGAGTTCCCGGTCAAGGGGGTTACTACGGTCTTCCCCCCGACCATGCTGATAAGTTCGGGGCCAGCCTCGGCGACAATGGCCTGACCCTCCCGGAGTATGCCGCCCCGCGCAAACCGGGGGAGCGTGACGTTCGGGATGTCGCCGATGTTCACGCCGGGAATGTTATTTATGAGGCCGATGACGTTGTTTATAAGCCCGACGGCCTTGTTCGCCAAATTTTCAAGCTGCGACAATGCCGCGTTCATCGTGCTTTTCAAGGTCTCGCCCAAAGCCCGCCCCAGCTCATAGCCGGACATCGCAAACAGTTTTTTGATACCCGCCCACAAATCGGTAAAAAACCCGGTTATACCGTTGAATATGCCCGTGATAAAATTGTATGCCGTCTGGAACAGCGCCCGGAAAAACTCGGCGACATCCGCAAGTGCGGCCTTGACCTCCCCCCACCTTGCGGCAAAAAAGCCGCCGAGCTTGGAAAAGATGATCGAGACGGCATTGTATGCCTCGGCGAAGCGGTCAGAAAAGAATTGCTTCGTGAAGGCAAAGACGGCCTTGGTTTCTTCCCACCGTGCGGCGAAAAAGCCGCCGAGTTTAGAAAAGATAATAGATACGGCATTGTATGCCTCGGTGAAGCGGTCGAAAAAAAATTGCTTCGTGAAAGCAAAGACGGCCTTGGTTTCTTCCCACCGTGCGGCGAAAAAGCCGCCGATGGTTGAAAAAACAGCCGTGATTGCCTCGTAAGCTTCGGTGAAGCGGTCGGAAAACCACTCACCGATGGCCGAAAAGACCGTCGTGACCGCCTCGTAAGCTTCGGTGAAGCGGTCGGAAAACCAGGCACCGATAGTCGAAAAGACATTGACGATGGCATCCCATGTATTTTTGAAAACAGCCACAATGTCTATTCCAAAAGCGGCGAAAAAGCCGATGACAAAGCCGATTATTTCCCGGATCACCGACTTCACAAATTCGACCGCCCTAGTAAACGCTTGCCTTATGCCGTCCGCCAAACTGACGACAATGCCTATGACGGCGCGGATCACCGACCTCACAAATCCGACCGCCCTAGTAAATGCTTGCTTTATGCCGTCCGCCAAGCTGATGACAATGCCGATGGCGGCACGGATCACCGACTTCACAAATTCGACCATGTTTGAAAAAGTGTTCTTTACGCCATCCCATAAATTTTGAAAAAAGCCCTTTATCTTGGCGACCAGGCCGTCTATGAAATTGCGAAAGCCCTCGCAGTTGTCGTATATCAGCTTGAAAGCCCCGGCGAAGGGATTGAGGATAAAGAGCAAAAGGGCTTTCCAGTTGTTTTTGAAAAAATCGACCACCTTGTTAAACGCGTTGGGGAGCGTCTCAGTAAAGAAGCCCTTTATGGCATCGAAAGCGGTGAAGAAAGCCTTTTTGATGGCCTCCCATATCTTGATCACGCCCTCCCTGAAAGCGTCGCAGTTTTTCCACAGATATATTATCCCCGCCACGAGCGCGGCAATGGCAAGAATAATCAAGCCTATCGGATTGGCGTTCATGGCGGCATTTAGCGCCCATTGCACCGCCGTCGCTATCTTCGTGGCCGCCGTCCATACCCCTTTTATTTTCATCAGGGCGGCTATGCCCTGCGAGATTTTGCCTATGGTTATCAACATTGGCCCCAGCACCGCCACGAGCGTACCTGCTGCCACGACCGCTTTTTTCTGACCGTCGGAAAAGCCCGAAAACTTGCCGATGACCCCCTGTACTTTTTCGGTCAGTTTTTGGATATACGGCACGACGATGGTACCTATCTCAATCCCCGTGCTTTCCAGGGTGGCTTTCAGTTTATTGGTCTGCCCCTGCAAACCTTCATTCATCATGGCGGCCTGACCCGCCGCCTGACCCATGCCGTCGAAGTTATCCCCTGCCGCCGCCAGTTCACCGCTCAATTCCGCGACCTCGGCGACACCTTCGGCGACAATCATATTCCATCCCTTTTGAGCCACGCTGTCAAAGATGATTGATTCATGGCGTTTGCGTGTTTCATCGTCGAGGCCGGACAGGGCATCTTCCAATTCTTGCATGACCACGAGCATATCCCGGCTTTTGCCGTTGCTGTCGTATAGTTCCACATTCAGCTCATGCAGGGAGTCGGCGGCCTTGTCGGTCGGGGTGGACAGATTTCTCAGGATGGCATTGAGGGCAGTACCGGCCGCGCCGCCCTTCAAGCCCGCCTCGGACATCATGATAAGGATCGAGCATACCTCGTCTATGCTTAGTCCGGCCTGTGCTGCAGAGCCACCACAGTTCACGAAAGCATCGCCGAGCTGTGCGAGTTCCAAGTTGGTCAAGGTAGTGGTCGCGGTGAGGGAGTCAACCACGGCCTGAGTCTGCGTGTGATCGTACCCAAATGTTTTCATTGCCGCGCTTAGAAAGTCAAACGTCTGGCCATAGTCGGTATTGGTGGCAATGGCAAGGTCGGCACCGTGTTTCATCTGCGCGAGCATCAAGTCTATGTCGCCGCCCGCCTCCACGAGCATTTTAGCATCCTTGGCAAGATCGCTTACTGATTTTCCGGTGGAAATTGCTATGTCCTTTATGCCCTGATCGACGCGCCCCATCTCGTCGGCGGTGTAGCCCGTGATGGCCTGTATCTCTTTCATCGCCGTTTCGTACTTCGTGGCGGCTATGACTGCTGCCGTGCCAAGCCCTGTGACGGCGGCGCTTACCGGCAATAGTTTTTTTCCCGCCGATTCCATCTTTTTCCCGGCACCGTCGAGGGTGTCGGCGGCCTGTAAGAATTTCGAGCTGGCGCGAGCGGCGCGTTCTTCCAGTCTTTTAAGTTCCCTCTCGGTTGCGATTATTTCACGCTTAATAGCGTCATATTGTTGCTGTGATGCCTCCCCCTTCTTAAACTGCTCCTGTACTTGCTTCTCCGCATCCCTTAATAAATCGAGTTTATCTTTCGTGCTTGCGACGGCATCTTTTAGCAGCTTTTGCCTTTGGGCCAGAAGCTCGGTATTTTTCGGGTCGAATTTCAAAAGCCGCTCGACCTCTTTCAATTCCAAGCGGGTGTCTTTCAGATCGCTATTGACGTTCGCAAGGGCTTTGCTGAGTTCCGACGTGTTACCGTCGATCTCAATGGTCAAGCCCCTAATCGCTTTTCCTAAACCAATAGCCATGTGCTAACCCATGCCGCCAAACTTGCCGCGCAAATTGTCCTTGTCCGGCCTTGTCTGCTCTAACCGCCAACAGTTTTTCAGGTAATCCCGGCCTTCTTCCGTCTGCGAATTTTCAAATATCATGGCCTCCCGCAGAAAGAAAAGGTATAAATCAATGGGCATTTCCTGTACATCGCATATGTCAATACGGCAATAGTCCAACACCAGTTTTTCCGGGCGTGTTTCTATGCCGTAGGGCGTGTCATCCCCTTTTTCGCGAGGGAAAAAGGGGATTTTCAGTTTGGGTCAAGTTTCAGGGTGTCGATAAATTCCATGTAGGCGGTGATGATTTCCATGCACTCCTCCAAGTCCAAATCCTCCACCGTTTCCCGGTCAATGCGTACCTTGCCTTTGTTGTTTGCGAGGATCGTGTGGAGGATGCCATACACTTCATCCATGTCGGCATCAGACCCGGATGTGGAAACATCGTTTATTTCCGTCAGTTTTTCAAAGACCTTTTTGGTCGGCATCTGCACCAAGATAGTCTTGCCCTTTTGGGTGATTTTCCCATTTTCGTCAATTTCGTCTTTCATGGTGAACGGCCAAAAAGACCGCTTTATTTTGTTGCAGTCAAAACTTTTCACAGCCATCGTCTTATCCTCCATGCAATTCATCGCCGGGCCGCTTCTGGCCCGCCGATGAATTGTCATTGTTTTATTCGCCTGTGTCGCCTGGTGTCGGGTCGCCGCCCTGCGGCTCTAACCTTGGGTCGATGACCTCCGAGTAAAGAATCATCGTGCCGTCGCCGTCAAGCGGCTGTGCGTGAAATTCCGCGTCTATGACGGTTTCCGAGTCCTTGGCGAAGGCGATTGTAAAGCCCGCTTTGTTCGTGCCGATCATGGTCACGCGGATGTCGCCCTCCTCGCTGTCGCGGTGGAGAAAGCGGATCAGCCACTTTTTGCCAGTCGCGTTCCCGATGCCCCCAATCCGCACTGTCCGGCGGTTGCCCGCCTCCGCGACCCTCGCCGTCTGGCACAGCTTTTCAAGCGTCTTGCCGCACCACGTCATGATGCCGGATTTCAGCATGGCGGCCTCCTCGGTGAGGATGATTTTTGTTACCCTCCCCATGTCGTCTTTCGCTTCATAGTAGCTGGGCGTGTATTCCATGCTTGCACCGCCCTTGATGTGGCCGAGGCGGTTGTCCTCCGTCTCGATGATGCTGTCGGCGGGGATTTCTTTTGTCTGCGAGGCTTCGTACTCCACGCAGTATAGATCGCCACTTCCCAAGACTATACTTTCTTTGTTCATTACTTTGCTCCTTTCATCCTTTTGAGCAGACCCTTGACTTCATAGGCAGTCTGCCAACAGTCCTCACTTTCGATATAGGCTATCTGCTTCGTGTGTTCAACGTCCGGCAATACTCTTTTTTCGATTCTTGCCCTGATCTCGTCGGCGGCGGCGTCGTCGGCGACCGTGTACAGTTCGAGGTCAAAGCTTTCCTCGACCAGATTATTTACCATGTCCGCGCCCCGCATTACGGACATGGTGATCAGGTACACAAGGTATGGCAGGGGCGGCACCTTGTCCTCTATCGTGCCGGAAAAAAAATTCTTAGTAATCGGGAGTCCTAATTTCCCCGCCCTGTCAATCAATGTCTGCGCCGTCATGTGGCTTACCCTCCCAGCTTCTGCGCGACTTTTTGGGTGACGCTCTCGCCCGCCATTTCATTCACCAGGGCGACGTGCGGAAATGCCCTTGTGCGGCCGCCATTTTTCATCTGATGCCCCTTTTCGAGAAGATGAACAATCCTGTAGTGCTTTACGTTGTGGACGCTCTGACCGGGTATGTCCGTGACCCCGCTGGTCGCACTATGCCTCTCCGTCGCCGTCCAACTTCTGCGGTATTTCCCGCTCCTGTCCGTATAGGGGCCGCCCTCTTTCAACTTCGCGACGGCTTCGTCGGCGGCTTCCTTAATCGCCTCTTTCACGGCATTTTTAACCGTGAAATTGGCAAACTCGTCAAGTATTTCCCTTATGGCGGGTTCCAAATTATCAGAATTGACTTTCGCCATCATCAGCTTTTACCTATCTTTTCTGCCGCGTACAATTCTATTTTGCCGTTATTTTTCGTGCCGTAGGTTCTGTATATGGTATATTCCTTGCCTTTGTACACGATCCCGGTCTGGCCGCTGTACTCGTGCGCCCATACTTCGGCCATGAAGGAGGCATTTATGCCCTGCTGCCCCGCCGCGTGAAATGCTATCTGGCTAATCGGCTTGATAGCGGCGAGGACGTGGGTTTTGATTTTCTCGGTCGCGTTTTTCTTGACCGTCAGCGTCACCCTATCCTCGGACATAAACACCGCCTTTTAACTTGACCAACATTCCCTGGTAGGCTTCGCCGAGGGCGGGGCCGTTGTCGGGATTACCAAAATTGGCGGCGACATAAAGCAAGGCCGCCTCGATGACAAGGGAATCGGTGATGTTGTCCGGCCCAAGATAGGACTCCTTTACCCCGATCCTTTTCATGTCGGCGAGGGCGACTTCGATCAGTTGCTCGATATCTTTGTCAAGCACCGACCGGGCCGTCACCCTTATCCTTAACTTTGCCGCTTTCAGCAATTCTCTTTTGGTCATGCCGCCCGCCTTCCCGGCTTGCCGCCGTCAGTCATTACCCTGCTGCCGGGGTGCCTTTTTTCACGCGGAGGAAGCCGTTCCACGCCACGACGTTACCGCCCATGAATGTTGATGCCCTGAAAGCCGTTATGCCCTGCCGGAATTTGAAATGGTCGGATTTTTGCGCGTCGATGTCGGCAAAAATGGCAACTTCGTAATTGCTCAACGGGCCATAGGCCATGAGATAATCGCCCGTGGACGCTTTCGACACGCACTTGCAAGCACTGTTAATGATAAAGGGGATGCCGTCAATGGTGCCAGTGTTACCACGGTTCACAATGTCGTATTCCTTTTTACCCGACTTGTCGCGCACACGCGAAAACGCTTTGAGGTCGGACTTGCTCAAGATCAGGACGGAGGGGTCCTCGACATCCTCGTCGCCGCCGTAAGCGTAGATGATTTCATTCAGCGTGTTTTCGTCAATCTTGTTGATGGCGACATCCGTGGCGGCCGCAATCACAGTTTCGGTCGCTTCCGTGGGGTTAAAGAAAATGCCCCGGAATTTACTTGTCGTGCCGTTGCCGATTAAAATCTGGCGGCTGCAATAGCGCTTTATCGCCTTGGCTATGCTCGCCTCGATGACCCCGTCATAATCGGCGGCGGGCAACTTCGCCAGTTCTTCCGTGACTTCGCTGTAGGCCGTGATTTTCTCGCGGTTGATCTTGGCGTAGCCAAACACTGGCTCGGTGAGATTGTAGTCCGCGCCCTCGGCTGTAACACCCGCCCCGTCGCCGTAACTCTTGACAAACGGCTTTTCGTAGCTTTCCCCTCCCGGCAGGGGCGTGTGGCTAACGCGGTCAAACAGGCTGGACACATCGTTAAACGTGGGGGAAATGTCCGCTGAGGTATGCTTCGGCATGACGGCGACCTCCGACGACAACGTCCGCTCACCGCCCGGCGAGCCTGTGGCGGCGTTGTATGCCTTTGCCAGTATCCTTGCCGAGTAGCTTACCGACCCGCCGCGTTTGAGCATATTGCCGGAGTCCTCGCGCTTCTTGCTTTTGGAGTTGGCCTCGCCCCCATTTTCCCCGGCCCGGTCGTCGGCCTTGTCATCTTCCACGGCGGCCAGCGCGGCGGCTTTCGCCAGTTCTTCACGGCCTTTGATTTCATCCATGATTTCACCTATGATCTTGGCTTCGTCCATGATTGCGGCCAAATCCTCACCACCCTTATCCTGTGCTTCTTTACCAATCGTCACAAGGCGGGCTTTCAATTCTGCTTTCGACAACAACATCAACTTCTCTCTCAGGTTCATCTTACTTGCTCCTTTCGCTAATCTGCCATTTTTTTAATGGCAATGCCTATGATCTGTCTTTTTATTTCCGTGTCAGTTTCTGACACATCAGCCGCTATGCCGCTGATGGCGGCGGCGATTGATTCAGGTATGTTGGAATATTGCCCCATGTGTTGACCGTCGATGTGTGCCGCTATGTTGTTTTCTTCCGCGACGGCAATGTTGAAGTAGCCAGCGGCCTCGGTGCCGGACATCCATGTCTCGGCGGCCAGTAATGCCCTTATGTCCTCGACCGTCACGCCCTCGGCCAAATTCTCGCCGTAAATGTCCAAAATGGCAGCTTCCACCCGGTCAAGGGTATCGGCAGCGGCACGGAATCCATCGGCATCGGACGCGGCCATGGCACACCACGGCTTATGCACCATCAAAAAGGCGTTCTTGGGCACGACCGGGGGCGACGACCCCGCAAAGGCCATCACCGAGGCGATTGACGCGGCCAGGGCATCAACCGTGACGGCCACCTTGCCGGAATAGCGTTTCAGCATATTGTAAATCGCTATCCCCGCAAATACGCTGCCGCCGGGGGAGTTGATGTAAACATTTATGTCGCGCCCTGCTGCCCCGTCCAAAAAATTTCTGACGTTTTCCGGCCATTGAGCCTCGTCCTCCCAAAATCGCCACCAGTCGGCACTGCTCGATACGATGTCACCGTAAAAATAAAGGTCTACTGCCTTGTCCGTCTGATTTTTGAATTCGTAAAATTTTTTGATGGGTGGCATGGCTTAATCCTCCTTGCTTTTTGATTGGATAAAATAGCGCTGCCGGGCCATGGCTTGCGCCTCTGCGTCGGTGTCGTCGTTCCCTTTACTATCTTCTTTCCCTGTCTGGTAAAGGGTCTGGTCTGTCGCCTTGACGTAGTTTAGGCTCACGAGCCTCACGTCGCCGTCCTCGACCGGGCCGTAGTACATCAGCTCCCGGTATTCGTTGATGGTCAATGCCCCACGGTCGAGCATATAACCCGCTATCTCGTTACGCATTTCCAAGGTGGCATATTGTAGCAAATTCGCCGAAAACTCTATCTTGTTGCCGTGGCCGATCTCGCGGGGCGACAACAGCTTGTAGGTAAATTCATACGACAATTGCGTGGCGATTGGCTCTATCACATTCTCGTAAAAGCTGATCCACTCCTGATGGTCGAGCGTCGATGTCAGTATTTTTTCGTTCACGCCATAATAGCGGTATATGTTTTCCCTCAAAAATGCTATCTGCCCCACCGGGATCGGCGACGAGTTGCGCCCTATTTCCTTAAATTCGTAGGTATTGTCTATGGCGGCGACACCGCCTGCATTGTCAGCGTTAAAGTACGCCTCCTTAAATTCCTGTGATTTTTTCCTCAACTCCTCATCGTCGGCAATGTTGGTGTAGCGCAGATAGCCACCAATCATGTTTGAATATTTGACGGCGTTTTTTATCATTTCGCCAGACGTTTCCAATAGTTCCAAATTCCTTTTTAGCTCAATGTCGGGCGAGGTTCCCATGAAGCGGTTTTTATTAAACCTTGCCTTGACATGTATGACTGACTGATAAGGCACCGTGTACCACTCACCGTCATAATCCCACCGGAAGCGAAAAAACATCCTGTCGCCGTCGTCCGTGTATATGCGGTATGCCTTGGACACAATCGGCTGTATGCTCGTTATTTTTGTAAAATCGTCATTCCAAAAAACCACCGAAAAAGAGTTTGATGTATAAATCAAGTCTGTGGCGATCCGGTACAAAAAATCATATGTCGATAACTCCGGGCAAGGCCGCAACTCCAAAAGGCGGGCGAGGCTGTCATGCTTGATGACAAACCCCTTTTCATCCCGGCGGGTGACTTGGGGCCGGAGCTTCCCGACGTTCTTTCCTACGGCATCGGCGATAGCCCCGACAATTTCATTTTCCCGCAATGCACCGGTAGGCAAATACTCGCCCTTCGTGAATAAAAACGGCCTATGCTTGGCTCTGAAACTGTTTAACACGTTGGCTACTATACCCATTTACCGCTTCCTTTTTCACCCAAAAATAAGACCACGGATGCTTATGGTCTTATGGTAAATTATTTCATGGTGAAATTCTGACCCTTTTTTATTTTTTGCTTGACAAATTCATTTTCCCTTATTTAACAGCTTTTTTCCTATCTCGGCGTGATACTTCGACCTGACCGCCAAGGCATCAAAAATCGAGACAGCACCGTCTATGTAACTGCGTGTGTCAACCTTTACCGGCTTCATGCGGCTGTCGTTCAAGTTCACGTCGATTGCCACGTTGAGAAGGTGCGAGGCGAGCAGATAATTGTCGCCGAAGTCGTACCGCTTGTCTTTCAGATCGCCCTCGAACTGGTGCATGATGGCCGTCAAATTCGTGCCTTGATACACGTCGTCGGTGTGGAAGCCCGCCGCTTTCAGATCTGCCACCAAATAGCCTGAGCCGTATCGGTCGTAGCCTATTTTGAGGGGGATTATCTTGTAGGTTTTCAGCACATCAATAAAAAAGTTGTATATGTCTTTATAGTCTATCTGGCTTTCCCCGGATATAACAAGATGTCCTTGGTCGCGGTAAATGCTGTACGGTACCTTGTCCTCGTCGATGGCTATTTCCAATCGGGCGGCGGGCATGAAAAACTTGGTTATGATGTGGTCTATGCCGTTTTTGTGGATGACCAGCGACACTGCGGCGAGTGCCACGGTCTTGGCGAGGTCAACCCCGGCGACGCAATGACATCCCCTGAAATCTTCGAGGGCCAGGGTTTTTTTGCCCATGCACTTATGCACGTCCTGATATTCGAGCCATGCGACCGAGGCATTTTGCTTGATGTTGCAATGCTTCATCATAAATTCGGTCTTTTTGGTCCGGCTTGCCTTTGCCACCACGATACTCTCGGCGAGATAATCCCACTGTATTGACACGCCCAAATTAGGGTTAGCTTTTTTAAGCTCGCCCTCGTCATCCCATTTTTCGATGTCGTCAATCATGTACAAAAGCGGCAATAGCATTTTTTCGTCCGATTCGCCTTTCAGGAAAGCAAAGGACCGCCGCAAAATTTCGTCGTAAATTCCGTCTGCCACGTTGTTTGACGTGGTGATGGATATGATCAACGGCTGCTCCCTCGCCCCGGTAGCCGAGGCCATGATTTCATACTGGCCGATGCCCTGCTCCCCGCGCCATGCGGCCAGCTCGTCATTCACGACCGCCGAGGGATTGAAGCCGTCCGACTTTTTCGAGTTAAAGGCTATCCGCCTAATGGTGGTATTGAGTTTTTTAATATATATCCTGTACTGGCCGAGGCGGGTAATCCGGGCCATAAGCGGCTCCTGTTCGATCATGTGATAAAGCGCCTCGTAAACGATGTCGGCCTGATCCAGTTTAGGGGCGGTAAAATATATCTTGCCGCCATAATCTCCATCGATGTATGCGATATAAGCACATATGGCCGCCGCCAGTAATGACTTTCCGTTTTTGCGGGCTATTACGATGATTATTTCCCGGAATTGCCTGAGCCCGGTGCCTGGGTTTATTACGCCGAAGATGGCGGCGACCGCCGCCTTTTGCCACAATTCCAGTTTTAACGGCTCTTTGCTTTTCAATCCCTCGGAGTGGCGGCAGTATTTTTCTATGAAATTGACCGCCTTGGCCGCTTTTTCACCGTCGTAAACATAAATGCCGCCGTCAATGCCCCCGGCCAATATTTCATAAATCCGGGTGATCCAATGTCCGGCGGTGATGTGTCCGGCTTTTATTTCGGCCAGATATTCATGTATGGGGTCAAACAAGTCCATCCCTCAACTCCGTCAGCGCGTCTCTTTCCCCGGCCTCGGTAATTTTCGGCGGGAGGTAACTTTCGAGCCTGATTGATAATTTTTCGTGCAGTTCCATGTACTTTTGATGGGTGGCGACGGCGGGATTGGATTTTATGAATGTCTGCGTCGCGTTTATGGTGACGCTTTCCGTTCCCTCGGCCTTTATCGACTTCTCGCAGTCCTGATAGGCAATTTTACTAAAGGCTATCTTCCTGATCAGGTCATCGACAGTGTATCTTTTTCTTTCGTCCTCGATAACGACATATTCCTTGTTAAGTCTGCGTATCTCGTTTGTGATACGCATATCCCTTGACCTTCTTTCCCTTTCTTTGGCCGATATTTTAACGGTTTTCTTGGACTTTGATTTTTCTTTTCCCATTTTTCACCCCCCCCCCTCGCGTGCGCGGGCGCGCGTAGCGTTTTTTGTACCTGGCTCCCTCGGTCTGTAAAAAGCACCACCCCCACGGCATACCGGGGGGAGTATCTCGGACGGCGGCCACCCTTCGGCTTTATTCGTGGCGCGTGTCCGCTGCTTTAATTCATTCTTTGCAACATTTGTTTCATAAACTCGCTCCGATGACCGAGCAAGGCCGAGCAATCATCAATCAAACAATGCTTGATTTTTATTTATTTCAAATCACTTGCCGCTTGTCATCTTCTTCCTAGCGTGTATAAGCTATTTGTTGCCATCTTCCAGACGTGCGAACAAATCATTTTTCAATCAGCTTTCCGTCAATACCAAACTTGTACGTCTTTCCATCGTCCTTTGTCTTGTGTTCTTTGTTATGGCAATCATCACAAACATATTCGATTCTCTTTATGTCCAAGGCAACGCTTGGATTGTTAATGTTTTCCGGCGTGAGTTTTACGGTGTGATGGGCTATGCGCCCCGGCCTGTACACCCCCCGCCGCCTGCACCGCTCGCACAGGCCGCCCGCCCTCGCCTTTGCCGCTTCTCTGGCTACCTTCCATGCAGGTGAGCGGTAGAATTTCTTGGCATATTCTTTCATGCCCGCGCCTCCCTTGGGGTATATTTTACCCCATGTCACAGCGGTATTCTGACCCTGTTACCAAAGTGCCAGTCTGTCATTTCATGTTGCTATTCGCCCGGTGCCATGTCCAGGGCGACGGCCACCATGCGGACTAATTCATTGCGGGCTTCATAGAATTGACGGCGGCCGCACATCGGATTATGTATATGCTCGTATGGCATATCTTGTACAATGCTCTTGTAAATGTTGCCCTGCATTATCTTTCTGACTTTCGCGTTTTCCACATTAAGCCAAAGGTCGCCAAGGCACCGCTCAATCTCGACTGCTGCCAGCAGATCAAACGGCGAGGCATTTTTCAGCCTTATCCTCTTTTTCCTGTATTCGTTGCCCTTTATGACGCTTTTGGCGGTTATCCTAACGTCGTTGTCGATTTTCGACATGGCCTCCCTCAGCATCGCCTGTACATCTGTATATAAACATATGCCCCGGCAACAAATTCACTGCGCTTTATCTCAATTCCCCTAAACAAGTAGCCCTTGCATTTTCTTTCCATGATGGCGGGAATTTCGTTTTCGTCTATTATCATCCGCTCAACTTGGCGGCGGGTTATTTTATGGTCGGCGGTTGTTATGATCGGCGGCTTCAAGTTCCGGGAGTGACCCCATCGTCTCTCGTATCTTTTCCCCTTTGCGAGATATGAAGCCAATCCGGTCAGCCCACAGTCCTCCCTTACCCGAAGGCGGCGCGTCTGCGGGTAAGCGCCACCGTGCCAAGTGTTTTCTACTTCGTCGCGGCTTAAGCCGCCGGACATGATGACATGGTGATGGCATCTGATTCTTTTACCATCGTTGCAGAACTCGGTGACGTACAGAAATTTCAGATCCGGCAGACCCCTCTTTTTCATCTTGCGTTTGATACGGCGTAAGAAATTCATGAGGTCTTTTTTTGCCGTTGATATGTCCGGCGGCAGCTTATCGTCGTCGTAGCCCAGGGTGGTCCATTGGTCGGCATCGGTGAAGTTATGGTTGGTCAACCTCACTATATACTTGCGGGTATTCCTGTGATTCAAGTTTTCCTGTGCCTGTCGGCTTGGCACCGTGTTTCTTGCCCTCCCTGCTTCATTCCGGGCGTAAATCGGGTATATCTCACACTCCAGCATCCTCCCCGCCTTGACGGTCTTTACCCTGTAGCCCTTCACGTCCTTATGCCGCAGGTTCTCCAGCAAATCCTCGGTAGACTGCTTTTCCATGGGTAACAGTATTTCCAAGTCATAAAGGGATAACTGACCCGGTATCTGATAGCTTTGCTTATTTCCCATCCGCTCTTACCCCTATGACATATGGCTAAATTAAAAGACGGTCATTTTTCTAATACCCATTACAAGCCCATAAAGGCGGTTGCTTCCATATAAAAGAAAGCCCATTTTTACCCGCCATCAGCCCATGCGGGTAAAAATATAGCCCTCTTTTCTTTCCACCTTTATAGTGCCTTTTGCCGTCATCTGTACTACGGCTTTTATCCCCTCGCCGTTATCGATGGTGATTTTAGTTATATTCCCGCCGCCGATTTCGTCAATGGCAATGCCGAGGGCGGCAATGATGTTCTCGCCCATGACCCACGGCGAAGGAGTCGGCAGCTCTTCGCCGTGTTCGTCATATTCCCCGAACAATACCCGGACGTTTTCTTTGGCCCGGTATATCTGTTTTTCGTGGTTCTTGGCTATCATGGCGGCTTCACATCTGCACATTTTGACGGCTTCGTCCTGTAGCTTTTCCTCGCCCCATCCGTCAAGGGTGACGACATGGTGGCCCTGGCCGCAATATCGACATTCCGCAATCTGCGTTTCCAAACCCTCGGGCATTTCCCTTTTTTCCTCGTTCTGTATTTCCTCATTCAGTCTTTTTGGCATGGTTTTCATCCTCCTTTTCATGGTGACGGCGTTTGTCCGCGCCGCATTTGTACGCTTTCATTGCAATTTCCAAAATGTCCGCCGATTGGTCTATGGTGATTTTGCCCCGTTTGACGAGGATGGCAAGGACGGCACTTACCGTTTCCAGGACATCCCCAGCGGTGAGATCGGCGGGGTTTTCGCCGTCTTGTAATACCATGATGGCAGTGGTGATGTTCTTCTTGGTGCCTTTGGGGGCAGATTCAAGGTTTTTGGCAATTATCCGCTCTTCCCTCGTCGGGTCGTGGCGGCAACACCTTTGGCACTCCTTAAAAGGTAAAATACCGCCGTCCGGGATAAGGCCGTGGCACCTGTCATATTGCCACGGAGCAGCGACACACTCGGCGGCGGCCAACTGGCCGGGGCTTCTGAGGTATTCAAGTATCACCGTCTTCGCGGCCTCGGCTCCCCGGCATACGAGGGCTTTATAGCCCCATGTGTTCAAAATGGCCATATAATGCTCTTGCTCCGGGGTCGGTTTCCTGTTTCCTTTTTTTAATTCGATGTAAAGGCCGTGGTAGCCCTTTTGTGGGATTGGCAGACATATGTCCGGTACACCTTTTTTCATCCCCGCCGCCTTCAATATGGCACCGTTCGTCCGCTTGCCCTCATTCGGCGTGTGGTACATCAATGCAAGCTCCGGCCAGATATGCTCATTCGTGGCCGCCCATCTGAATAGTTTTATCTGTTCGGACAGTTCTGATTGTTTCATGTTCGCCATTGTCACCATGCCCTTTCCCTCTCCGGTACCGTATCGCCGTATTGCTGTTTACGCCACAGAAAAAGACGATTTTCGCATCGCCTGGCAATTTTCTTTAATGTGCCGATGTCCTTTTCGTCAATAAAATCG